GTTTCCCAGTCACGATCCGGTTGAAACAATCCCTCCGCCTGCTGGATTGTTTCAACGGGGATCGGGTTATCGCGAGACTTTCCAGCCACATTAGCGTCGGGGACTTCTACGATTCTTTCATCTCTGGAAATAGGCGCATTGGGCGACTGATACTCCTGCCCGTAAGTCTCTTCAAAAGCTCTTTGCCTATCCACGGCAAGGTTTTTGAGATTAACTTTCACGCGCTCCAGATTATCAACCAACTGCTTCTTTGTCTGAGATTGTTCTAACGCGCCCTGGACAGATTGGAGCAATCTGTTTTCAAACTCAGAAACCTGACCGAGAGCCCCACCTGTGGGTGAATTATTTCTCATGTCTTGAAGCTTATCGAAGCCGATATTCGCCTGAATTGTCAGTAACGTGTTTCTAAGGTCGTAAGCTTCCGTGCCGGGTACAGCTTTAAGGACCGAGCCCCCGAACCCGGTTGTAAACGTTCCGGCTTGCTCAATGGCTTTGTCAATATCCTCAGTAACGAGTTTCCACTGCTGAGAAAGGCTGTTTAGTGTCGCTTTTGCCTTACGTTTTCTCTCAGGTTGTTTTGCGTCTTGCTTGCCTTGTTCTCCACCTTTAGCGGTGTCGTATGCCTTTTGTTCGTTCTCTATCGACGTTCTGGAGATGACGTTGCCGGTTCGGGAATCCACAATGACTTGCTCAGTGCCGGTGTTCAGCGTTTTGATCGGGTTGTTTGGAGAATACCCCTCAACCTCTCTTACTTCGCCAGTGTCGGACGTTTGAACAAATACTGGCTCGCCAGCCTCATTAATCGCCTGTACGGGCTTGGTGAATGTGGGCTTAATACCCTCGGCCAGCCGTTGCATATCCATATCAAGGCGTTTGATGGTCAATTCCATCTGTTTTTCATTCTGTGCGACTTGGAGTTGCTGTAGGGCAGTCATTGAGGTGCCTACAACCATAGGCGCTGCTGCTGCCTTACCCCGAAACATGCCAGCATCTTCATACCCGGCTTGTTCCAACATATCCAAAGCCTCTTCCCACTTTTGGGGATCAGGTTGGCCGTTTGGATCTCCACCCATTGCAGACATGGCCGCACCGGAAAGCATTTGAATAGCTTCTTGGGCGCTTTGCATCTCAAGTCTTTTATTCTGAAGCTCGCCCCGTTCCATCCCTAACGCATGGCGCTGACCTTCCATAATGGCATCGCCAATCTTGGGATGTTTGATATGTAGTGCAACGAGTGGAACGCTCATTTAGTAACCCCGACCAAAGTTTATTTTCGACTGTTGCTCAAAGAAATTTCCGAGCGCATTGGCTGTATTGGCATATCCCGAAGCTCTAGCCGCCCCAAGCATATTGTATTGATTGCCCATCATGCCAGCGTAGCTATTCCCCAAACTCCCCAGATTGGACGCCATTTGCATGCCTTGGCCTGCCAAGCCAGCTTTTCGGTTGTACCAAGTGCCATAATCCTGTGCTGCTGCGCCTAAACGGTAGTCTGTGAGGCGTTTTAGGGCTGCGCCGGAGTTCGACATACCCAAAGCCGCTAGATTGCTCTTAATGCCCTTCTCTGCCTCGCCAACCATCCATTGATAGCCACGGCTTTGTTCGTAGGTGTCGCCAAGTTCACGCTCCAGATCAGCAAGGGAACGCTTTCCAGCTTCCATCCATGGCATCATATCGCGCCGGGATTGCCAGTACATTCTCCATTGTTGAGCTAGTGCTTGTTTCGCGGCCTTGGATTGGGCTTTTGCGGCCTTATTGCCACCCCAAATTGACCTACCTAGTCCAGCTAATCCGCCTACAAAACCCCAAATGCTCATGTTGAAATAGCTCCTGAGTTCTCTAATGATGCAATCAGCGCGTTTAGCTGCGTAATTGCGTTATTTAAGTCTGTCACAACAGTTCCCACATCGTCTTTGAGTTCATTTGCCAAGGTTTCGACGCCCTGACCCCATGCTTGCGAATATGAAGCTGGTGTGGTTGTTACATCCGCAGAAGAAACCACAACATTCGATGCGTTTGCATCCGTAACCGCCGCACCTTCTAAAACATGGCCTAGAGTAGCCGTTCCGGCCAGCGTTGCTTCGTGTGTATCCAACCCCGACGCTATTTCCGTAATGAGTTCCATGATCAAAAGACCTTGGCGAGTCAGTTTTCCTGTCGCTGGGTCGATTAAACGGGTATCTGATCCTATTTGGACAGTTTCAACCATTGGAACCTACGATATTTCCGCCTGCTGTCATGACCTTAAAGGGAACATCATCCGAACAAGCAATTCTGAATTGCATTTCCCTTGCAATACCCAAATTACGCCAAATCACGCGCCTTTTATACTGCCCAACCGCTCCCATGGACCTTGTTAGGACGTTTCCCCATCCTTCACCGTCTCTTGAAACCTCTAACATCACTTCCGGCTCGTTATTTGGGTCTGTGCGGCCAACTTCGCAGTCCAGATAGTAACTAAACACCTGAAAACGGTTGCCTTCGTTGTATAAAGGTGGTGAAACACACACACGGCGCATTGTGGTGCCGTTGTCCTGGTTAACTGACGTGTCCAGACTGCAAATTCCAGCGGTAGTCAGTACATATCGCGTATCTTGACCAGCCGACCCTGTGATTTGCCAGTCATTATACCCGTAAGTGTTGCATTCATTCCATAATTGCGTAGCAATGTTGTATTGTAGGGTTAAATGGCCGGGAAAGCGAAGTGTATAGAACTTATTTCCGTCCACCTGCATGAAAAATGCTTCTGCACTCGCCTGGACGGTTTGACTTAGGTTTGCAATCTTCCGTTCAACCGCATGCACAGATACACGAGTGGGGCTATACCCGTCCGCTCGGTAGATAATACCATCATCACCTAGCCAGAATAGGGAATTGTCATCAGCGGCAACCGAAAACTTCGCCTTACAGCCTCGCTCCATTTCTGAGCCAGTGACTTTAACCAACGGAAAGGACAGACCAGACAATCTGAATATTTCTGTTGTCTCACTGCCAAACATCCAGCATTCGCCACGATCCACAAACAATCGAACCGTGTCATCCGGCTTTGTCTCTGCATTTGCGAAGTCTAGGGCGTCGATATCTGTGAAATCATTCAACGCTGTGGTGTAGAACCGCCCACTGGTTAGAGCATCTTCCATAATGCCATAACCACCTAAACTGGTAATTGCAGCAGGCTTGAAATCGTTTTCCGTGACTTTCGTTAAGGTAGAGCCATCCCAAACCCACAAGTCTTCGCCATCACACAACGCAATCTGAGGTGTTGCAGCGTTGTTTGTGGCCATGGTAACCGGGCCGGTGAAGGTGTTAATTGTTCCCAGTGTGGTTAGGGTTGTCTCATCCCATGAATAGAACGTATTATCGATCAGTAGGTAGTATTTACCGGCCAGAAACTCGATTCCGCGCGTGTTACTACCCGATTGGGCTTGTTCTAAAGTTAAGCCAGGTCGTTGCCTTCGGATAATCTGCGAGCGACCGGGGTCCACCTCAGAAAACATGTTAATCATTGTTTCCTTCGAAGCCTGTGGAGAATAGGACTCCCCAAGCTTGTTGGAAAACGGTAGGCTAATCATCTAAGATGACGCCTTCTGGTGGATGGACTGATCCGAATAGAATTCTTCGCCTCACCCAAGTCAAATGCCTTGATTTTTTCAAGCGTTTCTCTTGCGCGTTGGGTTACTCGTTGGCCTAGTGGAGTATTGATAATCCCATGTTCTTCGGAAAGCCTGTCAGCCAACCCATAAATAACAGCCTCAAACCACGCTTGGGGAAGGTCCAGATCGTGTTGGTTGTCGTCCATATCGTCAATAGGATCAACATAGGTAAAGCCAAGTGTGCCTAGATTAGCGTCTGGCGCTGGCCATATGTACAAAGTACCCCCGCCCCTTCCCATGTCGTAAAACCAAAGCGAGGGAAATCCTTCTGTGTTTTTATTGGGAAGCGCATAATACTCTTCGCGGCTGATTTCAGTCATTTGCGTGTCGATACCGTTGCGGGTAATCCGCACATCAAGCATTTCAACCGGCTCTAGCGTAACGTCTCCACCAACCCCGCTAGTGAAGAATGTTATATCCTTGTCACCCTGTACGAGTGTGTGAGTTCCCTCGGTAATGTGGTGAGTAGAAACGCCCTCAATCTGCCATGCCTTAAGCATGATATTCAGAGAGTTTAAGCCAGACTGTTTTTCGTTCGCGCTTAGAGGCTCTTCGGCTGAGTGTATGCCAATTTTCTTGCGAGCCTCTTCTACTATCTCAACCGCTGTAAGATTAAAGTCTGTTGAAAATGATACAGCCATTACAGTTCATTCTCCGCTGGACCTTCTACGATAAACACGTCAGCACCTTCCGGCCTTGGAACGTCTACTGATTGGTCATCCCGAACACCGCTCACATAGTCTTGAGGGTGCCGGGGTTCCCAACAGGTATCACTGCACACGAACAGACCAGTCCATTCATGCCGACATTCAGTGTTCCATTTCTTAAAGCCACACCGATCACATATCACTCGGTGCCTGCGTCTGCGCCTCAAGGATTAAAACCTTAGACAGCAGCAGAGAATAGGGCTGCGAGCGTACCAGAACCAATCACATGACCGGACACACGCCAGACATTTTCCGCAATGTCTTCAACTTCGATATAAGAGCCTGCAATACCGCCAGTAGTCGTTCCGTTCATGGTAATGGTGTCATCAGTTCCACCAGCCGCCTCTTGCCAGCCGTTACCGCCTGTGGTGTTGCCCATGGTGATTTGTCCAACCATTGTGTCAGAAGAGTTAGCTACCTGGATAATATCTGCGTTGGATGTAACCGTTGTCGCAACATAAAATCGATATTTATCACCTTTCCCAGTGGATGCGGGAAGGGTTGCCGTTACACCTGCTGCACGGTCAAGCTTTACCACGCGACCAGAATGCAAGTCCTTGGTGATAGAAACCGTTGCGTCGGTTACAGTTTTTGAATCTTCGCGAACGTTCAGTCCGCCTTTAAATGTCGATACTGACATGATTATTTCCTTTAAATAGAAGGATTCCCCACACAGTCTCTATTTCGTCTGTCTGGTCAGTCTGTGTGAATAATTACCAGAAATGAAAGGAGCGGCCCGTAAGCCGCCCCAATTCGATTAAGCTGCGCCGGGGGTTCCGTACAGGCCACGCCAATCAGACCAACCTGGAACATAACGTTCAGTTGCCTTGTATTTGACATTGGAAGTATCGAAATCACCATCTTGGCTAAATGACAGCGGACGACGATTGAACAATCTCAGAGAGTCAACCGCATCGGTTTTGATAAACCATGCATCAGTGTCAGTCAGATAGTGATAGACCATAACGCCTTCAGGGAACATGCCACCGGAACGGATCGCGTTGATCGCGTTGTTAGCGGTATCATTCTGCAAGTCAGATTTTACAATCCGAGTTGCTTCATACCACAAGTCTGGTGGAACGATCAGCTTCTTAGGCATCAATGCGATACGCAAACCGCGAGTATCTTTGGCATTCATGATCTGAACGCCCATATCCTCGATTGCGGTCTCTGAAATATCAGCAGCAACAGCCAATTCGTTTGACTGTGTACCGTCCAGAGTTACGTGTGCAGTTGAACAAAGTTCCAAGCCATCACCGCCTGTGTAAGAAGAGTTAAACGCACGGTTAAGAACGTTCGCACAAACAACCTCTTTAGTGTGACGCGCAGAACGTGCCAGCATTGCAGTGCGCTTGAAAGCGCGGCTGCGATAGAGATTGTCTTCCATCTCTTCTTCAGTGACGATAAAGCCCATACCGTAAGTTACATTGGTATAACGGGTTGTCGGCCCCTGAGTGTGTGAATCATACGTTACACTCGTTCCCTCAGATTTTTGAGGCATAAGACCAAAACCTGGAATCTCAATGTCTTCCTCATAGGCTTTGTTTGATTTGGAAACGTCGAACACTTGCTCGCATTCCAGTGGGTGGTCGCCATAGGATTGCCCCCATAGATCGTGACTGGGAAAC